AAATGACTTTATTGCAAAGGCAATCTCTGAATTGCTAGAAGACGGATTTTCTATTCGATTGCCTATGGTAAAGTCTATTGATGGCAAGTATGGTGGTTGGTTTAATGATGATAAGACACAAAAAGAATTTGTAGTCGCGATGAAGCGTGACAGCGCATTTGAAGTGTTTGTGCATGAATATTGTCACTATCTTCAGTGGAAACATCATCGCAGATTTTTTAATAAAAAGGCAAAGGGATGCGATGTTGTATTTAGTTGGCTTGACGGTAAACGCTATTCAAAAAAGGTAGTAGCGCAGTCGATACGAGATGCTATAGAACTTGAACTGCATTGTGAACAGCTTGCGTGCAAGATGATTAAACAATATAAGTTAGACATTGACCTTGACAATTATATTCGTGGTGCAAACTGCTATCTCTTCTTCTATCATACTGTAGAAAAGTTGAGAGCATGGTGCAACAACAGTCGATCACCATATTCAAAGCCGTTGAGAGCATTAGCATCGACACGACTAGAGCCTTTAGATTTTTATCTAGACGCAAATAACTATAGTGATAAGCTTCGTGCTCGTCATGAAAAGATTTGCAATTAAAAACCCTTTCACGGTGTAAACTGTGAAGCTGTGGAGACGTATTATCCTCTCCTTGTTTGCTGAGGACAAATAATACTAAAGATAGAAAGGAAACAAAAATAATGATGAAAAAACTGTTGTATACAACTATAACCTCATTATTGCTTCTTGGGACTGCATACTCAACGAGTACCGCTCTTAAGAACGCGACAAAGGTGCGCGCACGCATTACATACTACTATTCGGAATCTCCGTGGTGGGATCGTGTAGCATGCCCAAAAACCAAAACTGCAAAAAGCGGGGTGACTGTAGCAGCTCATCCCGATTTCAAGATGGGAACGAAGTTATTTATTCCCGGTTTGAAAGGAAAAGTAGGAAATGGGAGTTTCGTCGTCCAAGATCGTGGTTCGGCCGTTACTCGCAAAAGTGCTGCTCGTGGTCGTGGATATGTCTTTGACATCTACGTTCCAAGAGCATCATACACTCAGCTTGTAAAGTCCACTCCTGCCTGGATGGATGTTTATATTCTGAAGTAAAAAATACACTCAGCAAACAGGTTTGGGGATAGTGTGGTCATTTGTACTACACTATCCCTGTCCCAGGCCTCCCAAGGGCTAAAAATGCCTAAAATATGGTCCCGGGGACGAAAAAAGTGAAAAAAAGTGCATTTTGTTGAAAAAAGTTGTGTACTTTCCGTGGGTTTTATGCTATAATAACCATGTAAGCACAACCAACCACAATATGCAAACCACAATTAAGTTCCCTTCCCACGAAGAGATTTATAAGCAGATGCTCGAACTTTTCAATGCAAGTGCCAACTGGCGCGGGATGCACAATCGTGAGACGCTCGACGATTTGATCTCTGACTTGGAACAGTATCGTCGCACTCTTCCAACCGTTGAAGAATATATTGTCCACGATCTTCTCTAATACAAATACCACCACTAATACCATGTCAAACTACCCTAATATGAGCTACTGCATGTTCGAGAATACCGTTCATGCCATGAAACAAATCGAGAGTGATCTACTAGCTGCTCTCGATGATGGAACATCGCCCGAAGATTATCGTAAAGCATTGAGTTGCCGTCAAGAGGCAGAAGCATACGATAGACTCAAAGAGATGTGTGAAGATATTCTTAGCATACTTAAGGACATGAATTACAATGATCCTGACTATGTTGAAATCGACGATGAAGACGATTAAGGAACACAGATATAATACACATATGGAAACGATCTACAATGTTAAAGTACGTACAAACGATGACGATGCATTCACTGTCTATCATTTCGATGAAGAAGGTGCCAGGGAGTGCGTTTTTGATTACTTGTCGCAAGGCTTTACGGTCACTATAGTAACTGAAACTTCAGAGGAACTCTGATACAATAAGATATGCAAACAGACACCGTCGAACAAACTATTGAGAAGCTGATGAAGACTGTTGACGAGCTCATGACGCTCGGTCATGCCGCAATCAACTTCATCGATTACGACAAGCATAGCGCTGATCGTATGCACCTTCGCGATAATCTTCTTAACATCACCAAGCGACACAACGAACAATACTAGAAGAAGTCTTGGACAATATGCTCTCAATGCAATTTAATGTAAAAAGTTGTGTACATCTTCTAAATTTTAAGTTATAATAGTCTCCTAACAACAAAACAAAACAAACATATGCTAACGCGTGTAAAAGAAATGATTGACGAGTTCAATTCTCGTCCCAATGCTTCCGCTGGCTTTACTGCCAAGGAAGTTTATGAAGTCGGTAAGACCTTTGGTCTTACTTGTCGTGAAATTGGCCAAACCTTCCTTGGCAAAGACAAGTCGATTGGTTATAGTCGCTATTTGCCGCAAATGCCTCCCGCTGAGGTTATTGCAGCAGCAATGAAGGCTGGTCCAAAGAAGCGTGGTCGTAAACCAGGTGCTGCAAAAAAAGTTGCTGCTGAAGTCGTGCCAGAGGTTGTTGAAAAGGCAAATGATGAGATGCCTTCTTCAAGCGAAGGTGGAGAAGTCTTTTGTTGGATCGCATCTCCTCAAGAGATTGCTGAAGAGTTTGAGTCTCCAGCGCCAGTTAAAGCCAAAAAACCACGTAAAGTAAAGCGTCTCTGATTTAATTTGACGCCTCTTAAAAATCCCAGATGGTAATTTTAAATTGCTGTCTGGGATCTTTCTCTTATAAATCACTATATGACAGACACTCATCCTATTCTAGATCGCCTCTATTCAATGTTTTGTGCAAAAGCAAATGTGCACACCTCTGACGTTTTGCAAAATCAACTATTTTCAAAGGTGCTCGATTTTGTTGAATGTCAAGATTGTTTTAATAGCATTTCATGGTCTTCAATCGAAAATGGTCATTCAATCAAAGATGCTGTTTCAGACGTTTATCTATACGTCACTAATGATCGACCACTTCAAGTCAATAAAATTATAGAGTGCGAGTTGTCTGAAAATTATGACGCGCTCTCTGAGCGCACAGCAGCTCTTGAAGAGCAAGACAACTATCATTTGAGTTTAATCGTTGCGTTTCGCAAAATTATTTTTGGTTAATATGACAATAGAGCAAATACGACAATATTTTGTAGGTCAATACAAAAGCAAAAATTTTGTAGTTGATAAGAGTGGTGTCACTACACTCGAGCTTGTTGGTGCAAGCTTTTGTGCCAATGAACCAAGTATCTTTGGTGAAATTAACGATGACTATATTCAACGCGAGTTGGAATGGTATCTTTCGCAAAGTCTCTATGTAAAAGACATTCCAGGTGTTGTTCCTAAAATTTGGCAAGACGTTTCAAGCCGAGACGGCAAAATCAATTCAAATTATGGTTATCTTGTTTTCAACTCTGAAAACTACGCGCAATATGAAAATGTGTTAATGGAATTGTCTCGTTCACCAAACAGTCGCCGAGCTGTCATGATCTATACTCGACCAAGCATGCATAGCAACTGGTGTGTAGGCGGCATGAGTGACTTTATTTGCACAAATGCAGTGCAATATATGATTCGTAATGGCGCCCTGCAGGTTGTTGTACAGATGCGTAGCAATGATATTTGGGCAGGTTATCGTAATGACTATGCGTGGCAAAAGTATGTTCAAGACAAACTCGTCTATGATTATAATTGTGGTACCAAAAAAGCCGATAAGATTGTCCCAGGAAATATCATTTGGCAAGTCGGCAGTCTACATGCATACGAAAATCAATATTATTTGATTGATCATTATTCTAAAACTGGAGAATTCTACATTTCTAAAAAAGATTATAATATTTTGTATAATAAATCTTAACGACATAGAGTTTGGTTATAAATACCTAAATGGGATATGTTTATAAATTTACTCACGTCAATACTGGAATGTATTATATAGGAAGTCATAATGGAAAAAAGAAAAACTATAGTGGAAGCGGTTTAATTTGGCAAAGAGCAAAATTAAAATACAGTATAGATTCTTTTACTAAAGAATTGTTATATGAAGGAGATTTTTATAGAGAAGAAGAGGAAAGAATTCTTAAAGAATTAGATGCAGCAAATGATCCGTTATCATATAATATGAAAAATGAAGCATTAGGTGGTTCATTTCATGGAGAAAAAAATGGAATGTTTGGTAAAAAATTAACTGAAAAACACAAATACAAATGTGGAAATGGATTTAGAGGTAAAAAAAGACCAGATCATTCAGAAAAAATGAAAGGTAAAAATAATCCAGCATTTGGTAAATCAGAACATGCATATGGTATAATTGAATGGGCAAAAAATAATGAAGGAAAAACATATGATGAAATACACGGAGA